GCCAGCGGGATGCCCTTCCATCATTATGCTGCGGCCTGACGCAGAGGCTCAAGATCTTCGGTCGTCCAGAAGTCCTTGGCCAGCATGATCTTCAAGTGTTCCTTGTTGCGGGACACCGTGTCGGCCCATTCGGCATCTTCCATGCCTTCAGGCTTTCCAGCATTGATCAGGTTTACCGAGTCCATCGCGGCGCTGTAGTGGCGTGCAATCTCTTCGGCGGTGGGTTTTTCTTGTTCAGTCATATTCAAACTCCGGGAGTTGGTGGGTTAGGGTCATACGGCTGGGGCGATGGTTGGCTCCAAGCGTAATTGGCGATGTTGAGGTAGTAAGCCTCATTCAGCACTGTGGATGCCTGCGGGTCATTGGGTGCGAGGACACAACGCCAGTAGGTTGTGGAGATGACAACACCGTCCTTCAAGACATCAGTGCTCTTCCGAACTCCAATGCACCCGTTAGGTTGGATGTCAAATTGAGAGATGTATGTCTTTTCTTCAAATGCCATGATGGGCCTCCATAAATTTAGCCGCCTTGCGCTTGTTCTCGCTTGACGGAATGACTCTTAGATTCGCCGGAACATGAAGCCCCGACACCGTTTTGCCTTTCAGCGGCACGATATGGTCAACATCGTACTGAATGCCTGTCTCTGCGCTTAGGCGTTGTGCTTCAGCGTAGAAGGCCATGATTGCCGTTTTGTCCGCCCACACAGGGGTTGCCTGCCTGCACCGCAGTTCACGGGCCGTTGTGGTCGCCAGTTTGCGGTGGCGGTTTGCGGCATACCACTCCTTGCTGTTGGCAAGATGCTGATCTTTGTTGCGCTCGTACCATGACCGAGTGAGTTCACCGTGGCGGTTTTTGTTCTTGGCAAGCCAGTTGCGGTTATGTTCCAGACGGCAAACCTTGCACCAAGCCTCGTGACCATCAGGCGCACGAGAACGCTTGTAGAAGCCGTCAAACGGCTTCGTGATTTGACACTTAGTACAGGTTTTCATGTGTTAGTAAACACCGCAATTGAAAACTGAATTTGAAAGCCGTTTGCAATATCGCCAAGTTGCAAAATTCTATTGTTTGCTCCGTCTGTCCAAAACGGATAAAACGAGGCTTGATTTGGAGTGCAAACTCCACCTTGAGGAAATCCAGAATAGCCAGAAGGCACAGTCAAATTCGTACAAGTTGCCGCTGAAATATGATAACCAACCCCCGATCCAGAAACATCTGATGCGCCTGCGTTTATCGGCAAAATAATTGCCAAACTATCACCAGAAGAACCTCCAGATTTGGTAGCAACATTCATAACACCCATTAGATACATCCAACGGCCAATTTTTATATATGTACCACCTGTGCTAGCGCCATAAGTAAATGTTGCTCCGCCAGTGGAGGCAACGCTTGGTGTCCAAGTCCCACGCTCATAGTCATCCAGCGTGTTGGCGTTGCCAGATGCGACTTGGGTGGCGGGGAACTGAACACCGCCACCAAAGGCTCCGAAGATTCCGTTGGTGGCCGTGAGTTTGACGGCACTTGCATTTGCAGTAGTAAACAACGAAGCCGTTGCCGCTCCGGGGGTGGTGGTGTCGTTGTAAACAGTAAACCCATTTGGCGAGCGCACATCAAACGCTGTCCACTCAATTCTCGGCGCAAGTTGATCTGATCGAATCAGGAAGAAAACCTCATTTGGGCCGCCATTTGTTCCAACGAGACGAACTTCAATCAGGTGGCTGTTATACGACTGCGTACTTAACTGAATCTGTTCTTGCGCTGCGACATAGGTGGTGTTGATGTACACCTCGCCGTATTCCTCGCTGTTGCCAGAGCCGAGGAAGTAGCGAATTCGCATCGTGCCGGGGTTACCCAGACCGCAGAGTCGAATCCACTGAGTTGTGCCAAGCGAGAAACTTTGACTGTATTGCGGATAGGTCACCGCACTACCGGAAATCAGGTTGGCGTTGACATTCAACGAGGCAGGGATCGTCCAGTTGCCTGAGCCATCGCTGTACTGGCGCGGATTCCCATCCCCATCCGACAGCACGATGTTGTTGCTGGAAGTGCGGATGTCGAGGCCACCGAAATTGCCGCCAAATCCACCAAGGATGGTGTTTCGAGTGCCAGTGGTAACAGAAACACCCGCCTGTAGGCCAACAAAGGTGTTGTATGCGCCTGTTGTTAAGTTATATCCCGCTTGATACCCAACAAATGTTCCTCCGGGGCCTGTAGTGTTGTTAAACCCCGCATGATAACCAACAGCAGTATTAAATGAGGCTGTAGTGTTAGAGCGAAGCGCACTTGTTCCAACAGCAGTGTTGTATGACCCTGTTGTATTGGCGTTCAAAGAAGCGTTACTTACGCCCGTATGCTGAGTTCCAAGCGCGGTGTTACCAACACCCGTTGTGTTGAAGTAAAGGGCGTTCTGCCCCATAGCCATGTTGCCAACGCCTGTTGTATTTGAGTAGGCCGCACCAGAGCCGACTGCCACCAAGTCGGTTCCTGTTGTATTGCTATACCCCGCCTGAAAACCTACAGCAGTGTTGCTTGAGACTTGGTTAAAAGCCAAAGCATCAGAGCCAACAGCGGTTGAATTGCTGAAAGCATAGTTGGTTGGGCTGTTTTGCAGACCCAAAGAACCATATCCAACAGCAGTATTTTGCGAACCCGTGGTCTGGTGGCGCATGGCGTTTGTGCCAAGCGCCGTGTTGTTCTGACCACTGGTGATGTTCAGGGCCGCAGTTGCCCCCATGACAGTGTTGCCAGCCCCAGTAACCGTTTGGCTACTCATTGCCTGAAAGCCAACAGCAGTGTTTGATGCGCCTGTGGTGTTGCTTACAAGCGCATCTTGCCCAAGCGCGGTGTTGCCTGCGCCAGTAGTATTAAACCGAAGGGCAGACACACCAATTGCGGTGTTGCCGCTGGCTGTCGTGTTACTTTCTAAAGCCTCAACGCCCATTGCGGTGTTGAACTGCCCAGAAGTATTGGAAAGCAACGCTTGATAACCAACAGCCGTGTTCAAAGCGCCTGTGTTATTGCGAAGCGCCTCGTTTCCAATCGCGGTGATGAAAGAAGCCGTAGTGCTACTAAACGCCGCCTGATAACCAACAGCAGTGTTGTTGGAAGCGGTGGTGTTACTAAATAAAGCCTGAAGACCCAATGCCGTATTGCTATTGCCTGTTGTATTGAAAAACAAAGAAGATTGACCAATAGCGGTGTTAAATGCTCCAGTGGTAGTTGTGTAGAGGCTTGTTGCACCAAACGAAGTGTTATCTCCACCAGTAGTTTGGCTGTAACCGGATTGATATCCTACAGCGGTGTTGTAGGAGGCTGTGGTGTTGGAGAACAGCGAGTCTCCACCAACTGCCGTGTTGTAGTTACCTGTAGTTTGACTCCGCAACGCGTTTCGACCAAAGGCAGCGTTCCAAATGCCAGTGGTAGCGGTCAACATGGAGCCAGTGCCCACGCTGGTGTTGTTGTTTCCAGTGGTGTTGGCGGTCAGCGCAAACGCACCCATCGCCGTATTGCTCGCCCCGGTTGTTGCAAAGCCTGTATCAAAACCCACAAAGGTGTTTTGGTCGGCGGTGGTGTTGCTGTAGCCAGCCCTGTAGCCAAGTGCCGTCAGGTATGGGCCAGTTGTATTGCTGTACGCTGCCTGATAACCAACAGCAGTGTTGTTGGAGGCGGTATTGGCGTTAAGCGTCTGATAACCAATAGCAGCATTAGCACTTCCAGAAATATTATTCTGAAGAGCACCAACCCCCATAGCGGCGTTTGTTGATCCCGTTTGGTTAAGAAACAATGCCGCGTAGCCAACTGCAACATTATCATTGCCACTTAAGTTTGCTGTTAGAGCCTGCTGTCCCAAGCCGGTGTTATTGACGCCAGTAGTATTGGCCGCAAGTGCCGCATATCCAATACCGGTGTTTCGACCAGAACCTGAATTTGACCCGGCTAATGCGTTCACACCAACCGCAGTATTGGTGGACACAGCGCCTGCGCCACGGCCTACGGTGATGCCGTAGACGGTCAGGTCAGTGCCGGAGTACAGCAGGTTCGCGCTGTCGGTAAGGTTTCCGCCCGTGGTCGTGTAGACCACTCGACCAGTCGTGAGAGAAGAATCAGTGAGGTTTGCCGCAACCAGTGTGGTGCCGTCGAAGGTCAGGTTTGCGCTCTGACCGATAGCACTCGTAGACGAGGCGTAGAAGACCTGATTTGCAGAGAACGAGGTCAGGCCCGTGCCGCCGTTTGTGGTAGCCAGCGTACCGGCCACAGTGATCGCGCCGGAGGTGGCGGTGCTCGGGGTCAGGCCCGTGGTTCCAAAACTCAGGGTCGTGACGGCCACGCCGGTCAGGGTAGACCACTGCGGAGCCGTACCGGTGGAGGTCAGGATCTGGCCAGCGGTGCCAATCGACAGGAAGGTCGTAGCACCTGCGCCAGACTGGTAGGGAACCGACCCAGCAGCGCCGCCAGCGAGGTTGTTGGCCGTTGAGACCGTCACCGCCGAGGGGGCCGACCACTGGGGCACAGAACCCGTGGAGGTCAGGATGTAGGTGTTCAGGCCGATGCCCAACTTCGCGAGCGTGTTCGAACCGCTGGCGTACACCAGATCGCCGGTCGTGTAGGAGTTCAGCCCCGTGCCGCCGAAGGTCGTTCCCAGAGCATTCGTGAGGTTCAGGGTGTTGATCGTCGCCGTGGTGCCGTTAAAGGTGAAGTTCGACGAGCCAGCCAGAGCGCCGCTGCTGTTGTACTGAACCTGCGTGTTCGAGCCGCCGATGGTTCCAGTGCCTTTGGTCGCGATCACCTGCACCGTGCCGCCGTTGTCCTTGTAGAACAACTTGCCGTCAGTGATGTTGATGGCCAGTTCCCCGTTGTTCAGGTTCCCCGCCGTCGGCGCAGCCGAGGCAGTGGTCGTGTGATACAGAATGATCGGGGTGAAATTGGTTGCAGCCATGTCGTTTTCCTTTAGAAAGTCCCGCCGGAGATCACGCCCCACTCAGGGCCAGTGGCCCCGGCCTTTAGGACATATCCTTGGGTTCCCAGCGATAGTTTACTGAGTGCAGTGCTCGTTGAGGCATACAGCAGGTCTCCTGCGGTATAAGAGGTTTGCCCAGTCCCGCCCAAAATTGCCGTCACCGGCACGGTCAGGCTGAACTGGGTGCCCGACAGCGTCAGGCCAGTACCGGCAGAATAAACCTGCGCGGCAGACACCTGCACAAAAGTGATCGCCGTCGTACCGAAGGTGATCACGCCTTGCGTGTTGCAGGTGTAAGTCTCACCAGCGCCCGTTGTGCCCTGCTGAACGAAGAAGGTCGATCCCTCACTCAGTGTGTTCGGGCCAGCGATGCCATAGGTGTCTGTGTCGGACGAGCGGGTCAAGATCCAGTTCGTCGAGACAGAGCCGGTGTTGGTGACCACATAGACGCCGTTTTCCGTCGCGCTGGTCTGGGTGTAAACCAGCACGCGGTCATTGACCGAGAGGGTCACGCCGTCGATTACCAGTGCGGCCTGAGTGCCAGCATTGGTCAGCGTTGCGCCCACACCGGAAGAGCCGTTGTTGTAGGTCGCGTTCAACGGGGTCGGAGACTCGACGCGAACAGGCGTGTGGAAGTGAATGCCCGAGGCAACCAGCGAGTCCACATACTGCTTCGTGGCAGCCTGCAAGGCCGACACCGGATCTTGCGTGAGCGTGACCGAGGTCAGGCCCGCAAGAGTCAGTGAGGTCGCGCCAAGCGAAATTGAGGTCGTGCCGATAGTCACCGCGCTGTTGGCCAGCGAGGCATTCGGGATGTTCGACAGCGACAGCGCGTTCGTGCTTCCCAGCGCAACCGAGGCAGAGCCGGAGATGCCGCCGGAGTAGGTGAACGAGATCGTCGAGTTCGTCAGAGACCCGTTGCCGATGTTGCTCAGGGTGTTCGTCGAGCCGCTGATCGTCTTGTTCGTCAGCGTGTCGGTCGTTGCGCGTCCGACCAAGGTGTCGGTCGAGGTCGGAAGCGTCAGCGTGCCGCTGTTGACAATCGTGGCGATGACCGGCGCGGTCAGGGTCTTGTTCGTCAGGGTCTGCGAGCCGGTCAGCGTGACGACGGTCGAGTCGATGCTGATCGTCCGAGCAACCGAGCCGTTGAAGGTCGTACCCGCATCCAGTTGCAGGCCGGTGCCGACGGTCAGCGCGGCCGTTGTGGAGGCCGTGATCGTGCCCGAAGAGCCGAGGGCTACCGTGACCCCGTTGTAGGTCACCGAAGAGTTCGTCAGGCTCGCGTTGGCGATGTTCGACAGGGTGTTGGTCGAGCCGCTGATCGATGTCCCGGTGAAGGTCGTGATCGTGCTGCCCAGCGAGACCGAGGTCGAGCCGATAGTGATTGACGAGTTGGTCAGGGCCGCGTTGGGGATGTTCGAGAAGGTGTTCGAAGACCCCGACATCGTCTTGTTGGTCAGGGTCTCAGCACCCGCCAGCGTGGCCAGCGTGCCCGTGGTGGGCAGGGTGACATTCGTCGAGGAAGTTGCCGTCAGCGTGAGCGGGAACGCGCCAGAGGTCGTGAATGCCCCCGCGGTGCTGATGCTGCCGCCCAGCGTGATGGTCGAGGAGCCGTTGTTGACACCCGTGCCTCCAGAGGCGGGGTTCAGGATGCCAGCCAGCACCACCGCGCCGCTGGTTGGCGATGCCGGAGTGAGGCCGGTCGAGCCAGCACTGAAGGTCGTCACACCACCGGCGAGCGAAAACTGCCGCCACTGGCCCGCGGCGTAGCCGTCGAAGGTCTGGTTGGTGCTGTTGAAGCGGAACTGGCCCGGGGTTCCGACCGGCTCTTGCGCGGCGGTGCCCACGGGGATCACCATACCGGCCACGCCGGGGATGACCGGGTCGGACACCATCGAGATGGTCGGGTTGCCGCCCTGCCCGTTGCCGTTGGCCACCGCAATCTGGTTCGCGGTACCGGCGATCAGCACCCCGCCCGCGGTGGTGCCGTTCTGGAAGGCCAGCAGCCCCGTGCCGCCGACCTGCGCGATGGCCGAAATCAGCCCATCCAGCGAGATCGTCGGGTTTCCTGAGACCCCGGATCCGTTGGCGATGGCCAGACCGGTGCCAGAAACCGCCACAGAACGGGCAGAAACAACCCCAGAACCCGTTTTTACGATGATCCCTGTACTAGCCCCTTCCAAAGCCCCGGAAGTGCCGTTGAGCGTGATCTGGAGGGTCGAGAGCGCCCCGCCGTCCACCAGCCCGATGCCGGTGCCACCGGAAAGCGCCCGGCTGTTGATCAGAGTCGGCTCCTGATTGAGCGTCAGGAAGGTCTGGGTCTGCACCGGCGAGCCAGCCAAGGCCGCCGTGGTCGTGCGGAGGGTCTGGCCGTTCTGGACGATGGGGACAAGTTCCGTCCCAGTGATGGGGCCAGCCGCCGGGAGTTGGGTGATGGTTAAGTTCGGCATATCAGGGCTGGATCTCCAGTCCGTCTAGGTTGCCATTGTTCTCCGGCGTCTCGGTGTTGCCTTCCGTAGAAAGCACCGCGCCGCCGTAAGGCTCCCCAGCGGACAGATTGTTGGGATCGACGGCCACCGAGACATCCGGCCGAGGAAACCGAATCGTTATCCTTTCGGTTTTCCGGGCGGGCAGGCGGTAGGGGTCGAATTCGTCGGCACAGCCCTCGTTGCAGACCTGCAAGCCGGGGAAGTTCGGGTCGCTCCTCATCACCGCGTGCGGGCGCTTCATCTTGCACCGGTCGCACACGGCGATTGCGATGTCTGAGTAGCCTTCGGTGTCGAGGAAACGAGGCATGGCTTACCTCGTGTAGACGCTGATGTTCGGCGCGAAGTAGATCGGCGACTTGTCGCGCTCCTCGACCTCGGCCAAGGTCAGGTATTTCTCGGCCTGACCCTCAAGGTAGGTAATGCGATCCAACGCAACACCCGGCAGTTCGAGGCTCATCTGGTGAGCCAGCATCGACTGCACGGCCAAGAACCAGCGCTGGGGGATCTCCAGTTCGCCGGAGAGCGAGCCGACATCCATAATCTGGCGCGAGTACCAGACCGTCATCTGCACGAAGGTGTCCGAAGGCACCGGCCAGAGGTAGATCTCCGACTCGGGGATCGTGCGATTGAACCAGTACTGGAAGGGCTGATTGGCGGTGAAGTTTTTGTTCGGCAGGTTCGTGTAGTCGTCCCGGTTCAGACGCGCCATCGTGATCTCGGTCGAGTTGTTCCCGAAGTAGAGTTCGCGAAGCGACAGCGTCGAGCCGTTTCTGGCCCGGATGCGGTAGAACTGCACGGTCTGGCCCGGGTCGATGTCGTACCAGAGCCATTCATCGTTGACCCAAGCGGTCACACCCGGGTCGTAGAGCGTGCTCCAAGTGATCCCGTCGGCGGAGTACTCAAATACGCAATCGATACTCGCAGAAACGCCCGGCAAAACGCCGATTGAGCCGATGTAGACCGGATTGTTGGTGCCGTAATCGACTGTGATGGTGCCGTTGGCGCTGGTTTGGGTACAGAGGGTGTCAATGTTCGAGTCAAAGGCGTTTCCAACGATGCCCCCGGCACTCGATGCGTACCCGCCGGTGCTGTTCGGGGTGGGCCTGTTCATGCGGCGGTACAGTGCTTGGAGCACATCGTTGCCGCCCAGAGGCAATTTGTAGATGTACTGGTCGGCCTTCAGGCCGTAGACCTTCTTGTCGATGGCCCAGTACTGGATCCCGATGTTGATCAGGTTCGAAAGCAGAAAAAACAGCGACTCGCGGGCACTCAAAACCTGCTCGGAGGTCAACTCCTCGGCCAATTTCCCGCAGCGACGCGCCCCGTGATCAATCAGGGTCTGGACTTGGATGACGGTCGTACCGACGGTTCCCGAGTAGGCCATGTTCACCTCACCATCCGGGGCAGTTCCAACGCTTCATGGACGCACGGGCGCGACTCCCCTTATCGCTTTTCTCTGCAACAGGCTCCATTCTCGCGCAAAACGAGTCCCGACGAGCACCCCCTTGGGGCTGCGGAGCCTTCAAATTCGACCCAGTCTCGCGGTTGTACTTGGCCCGACCCTTGGCAGTCAGCCCTGCGCCTTGATCAACCGGCATCTTCTCGCCGCGGCCAACCGCCAGACTTACTCCGCCTGATTTGAGCTTGGCGGTTTTGGCTGACTGCTTGAAGGCTTCAGTCGTTGGCGCACCCGTGCTGCCAGCTCGGCGCATTTTTTCGCCAGAGCCTTCAGCGATTCGCTCACGCTTTGCATTAATGTTTGCATACAAGCCACCATCCTTCATCTTTTTGGAATATAGCTTTTCCACAATCTCCAACCTCTCGGGTTTGGTTGTGGCTTGGCTGACAATCTTTAAACGCTCCGGCTTGCTCTTGCCCTCTTCATAGAACCCAGCCTTTTTTAAAGACTGGACTACTCCGCCATCTTTCATTTTTTTGTCGGCCTTTACAAACTCTTTGCCGACCTTTTGCGGCACACCACCAAAGCCACCCTTAGTATGGGCGGCGGCTTGCATCAAACGATGCTGGGCTGGTGATTTGCTTGGCATAATTAACCGTAAGATTTAACCATCTCAAGGACAATGGTGTAGAAGTCGCCGTTAGAAGCATCAGCAGTGCTGAACAATACATCACCAGTTTTTCCAGCGCCTGCGTTGTTAGTCAAACCGCCGAACTTTTCAAAATCAAATGTATATTCAGAATTTTGTGGCACACACCAGCAAAATACATCTGTGGTTGCATCCCAATAAATTTGTACTTCCAAGCCATGCGTTGCGGCATGAATCCTTGTAATAGTTACGCCAGTGCAGGCTCGGCCAGATGCACTTGATGTCAAAGCAGAAACATCCACCTTCAAAACTTTGCTTTCACCAGTACCGTCAGAAAGGTTGGTGAATTTCATGATTGCCATCCGCTCACCATCTATGAGCGTTTGACTTGCGACTGCATCGGCCATGACTTATTCCTTAAATTAAAAGCGGGGGCCGAAGCCCCCACCTTGGTTCAGCACACTCGTCCGCCGCGCTTCTTGGCAGGTGTCACAGTGACAGACTCCTTGGTCTTGGTGACGCTGCCTTCTGGCACTTTGGGAGAGAACAAGCCCTTGATCCCCTGCATGACGCGCTTGGGAGCACCGAGGATCGCATTACGCATCCCCTCGTTCTCTTCGCGCTGAGACTTCTCCCAGTTCTCATACGCCCGCTGGTTGCGGTTCGTCTTCAACTGGTCTTCAACCTCAGCAGGAACGCCGCCCTCCTTCATCTTCTTACCGTACTTGCTGTACACCTCGTTGGAGTACGCCTTGGCCTGTTTCATGGCCGTGGCGTTTTCCTTCGTGAATGCCTTCTGCAAGCGGCCTTCAGCGGCAGTTACCTTGCCGCCTTTCTTGAAGGTGCCGGAGAGTTCGGTGATGGACACCGGGGCGCTGGGCTTTTTGCGGCCTTGGGGCATCGCGACGGGGGCACCGCTATCAACAACTCCCCCCGCCGCGTAGGCTTTTTTTGCTGCGCCGCCTTTTTTGTAGCCGCCAGCATTCGCCTTTGCAACGCCACCAGTAGCGTACCCACCAGCATTGCCCATCTTCACATCGCCGGTTTTGGCCGGAGAGTGATCGGGCTTTGCGGTGTGCATCTTGGTGTTGCGGTACTCACCACCTTGGTTCTCGGTGTTGATGATGCCGCTCTTGGGCAAGCCGCCCTCAGCCATCTTGACCGAGCCGCCTTTTTTGTAGCCGCCCTGACCCATGACCACACCACCGGTCTTCAGGCCCTTGTGAGCCTTGGACGCGGGTTTGTCGGCGTGTTCTTTCAACGCCTTGGAGGTCTTGGCCATCTTGGCCATCTCGGCCTTGTGCATGGACTTGGTCTCGCCGCCCTCTTTCATCACTTGAGCGGCCATGCCCACGGGAGCCGCGGGGGCGGCACCAGAAGGCATTGCACGCATCGCACGACGACGAGCAGCCATCGAGGGCTTCATGGGGGCCTTGGCACCCATCATGCCGCCACGAGCGGGCATCGAAGACATCGCGGGGGCAGCCATGTCTGGCGAGCCGCCCATCTGCATCTTCTTCTCAACCTTGCCGCCCTTCTTGAGTTTCAACTCAACGGACGGCTCGGTGGTCATCATCTTCACCATTGGTTTGAATTGGCCCATGATGTGCCTCCTCAACCCTTCTGGGCGTATACCACGGTGAAGCGGTAGATGCCCTGAGTGGTGCTGATAGTGCCGTTCGGGTCAACCGTCAGGAAGACGCTGGTATTGGAACCAACATCAGCCATCGCAGCCAACTGAGCAGCGGTGAAAGTTAGCGCAGCGCGACCGCCACCGATGACATCCGTGGCCGACAGGTATTGGGTACCTGCGGCAGCGGTGCCAACCGTTGCGTTGATCGCGGTTGCGGTGCCGCCACCGACTACCTCGTTCTGCACCTGATCAATCAGAAGATCGATGAGTTGCGAACCGGCAGGGATGGTGACACTGGTACTGGACGCGGTTCCGTCTGCGTTCGTGGTTACGGTGCTGGTCTGCATCAAGACGACGAAACCGCCGTCAGTGGTGTCGGTCAGCGTGCCAGAACCGGAGCGCAGGGCGGAACCAAAATAGGTTTGTGCCATGTCGTTCTCCTGAAGAGAGGGAGGCCGAAGCCCCCCATCTCATGTTTAGACGCCCGGCGTGCCATACATGGCACGAGGATCAGTGAAGCCGATGTCGTAACGCTCGGTGGCCTTGTAGCGCATCGAGTCGGTTTCGAAATCGCCCTCCATCGTCTTTTCCAGACGACGGCGCATCATCAGTTTCATGCCCTCGGGCGCATCGGTCTGCACCCACCATGCGGTTGCGCTGGTCAGACGCGAGATCACAGCGGCACCCTCGTCCAGCAAGCCAATCGACTTGATGGGGTTGATGTCGTTGTTCGCGTTGCCAGCACGCAGCACGGACTTCAGGAGCACCTCGGCTTGGAAGACATTGCCGGGGGCCACCACCAGTTGGCGGGGCACCAGACGGATCTTCTTGCCGTTGTTGTCCACGGCCTGACGGATCTGGATGAGCATCTGCTCAAGCGAGGTCTGCGACAGGTTCGCGGCGGTGGTCAGCAGGTTGCTGAAGGTGCCGTTCACGATGGGGTGCGAGGCACTGTTCAGTGCCACACCGTCACCACCGGGGTACGAGGCGTTGAATGCGCGGTTCAGCACATTGGCGGCCAGCGTTTCCTTGGTCTCGATCAGGGACTGAGCGAGGTGGCGGGCATACACCTGACCGATACGGATGTGGTCGCCGTCCTCAACCAGCACTTTGGTCAGGGCGAAGGCGAGGCCATACACCTTGTACACATAGCGCTTGAGGAACAGCACACCACCCTGCTGATAGGTCACCGGAGTGCCATCAGGCAGTTCCGGCGCAGCGCCGAAACCGTACAGGACGGGTTCTTCGTGGTAGTTGCGGGGAATGCCTTGCTGTTCGCGGAACACTCGGCTCCACTCATCAGCACGCTGGTCGTAAACGCCATCGAAGCATTCATTCAGGATTGGTTCAACGATTGACCGAAAGTCGGTACTACGCATCGGAGCGGCCATGATTCACCCCTTTCTTAGATGGCGTTAACGGACGCATTGAACTGCGACTCGTTGACAGTTACGCGAACAATCGTGAACGCATCGCCCCAATCGTTATCGGGGTACGGAGCCAGATCGCGAATCAGCATCTGTGCGCTGTTGCCAGCACCGACCAGAGTGGTCGAGAGCGTGCATTGCGACAGGCCGGTCGTGGTCGAGCCAGCGGTGGTGTTGCTCAGATCGGCCATGTCGCCGATAGAGGTCTGGGCCAGCGAGCCAGCAGCCTGAATTTCGTAAACGATGTTGGGGTCGTTGTAGAAATAGGCCACGCAAGAACCGGTCTGGTATGCAGTGTTTGCAGGCCAGTAGTTCGAGACGCGGCGACGGCCAGTGGTGTCGGTGAACTCCACACCTGCAAACGCGCCCTGAAAGGCGTCGCCTGCGGCCGCGACAACGAGGTTGCCGCTGGAATTCAGCTTGACGGGTTGACCCTTGAGAATGTCGGTGTTGTAAGCCGACGCGATACCGTTGGCAAGCGCCTGAGCGCGATCCAAACCCGAGGGATGGAAAGCGGGGCGCAAACCGAACGGAGCATTGGTCGAAGACATTGTCTTACTCCTTGGTTGAAGTCCTTACCCGTGGAATACGGGCGTCGGAACGGATCGTTCGATTTCACCAAAGCCTTCGCCTTCAACTCTCCCCAGAGACCTGCCTGTGGAGTCACGAGCACCCTGAAGATTCTCCAGTTGGACTCGGATCTTTTCCGACTCCTCCATGGGCTTCTCATGGTGCATCTGCAACATGATGTCCTGATACATATCCATCGGGATTTTGAACAGGAGCATTTCGTTGCAGGCAATGAAACCAGCGTGTTCTCCAGCCTTTACGCGGAAATTCTCGAACCCGGGTATCTCTTCGGTTTTCACCGGTACATATCCGAGACGGATTCGCTTATCAATGCTGTCGTAACTGTTGGTCGTTGATAACCAGCAAAGGTGCCAGCCCGGCAATTCGGGCAACTTTGGTAGCGCACTTTGTGTCCACTCATCGCTCCACATCTTTCGACGCTCCTGCGCTGACATGAACTTCTCTTCAGGTGCCGCCCGGCTGGCGTCCTCACTGGCGCGAGTTTCGCGACCACCGGCGTTGAGAGATTTTTTGAGACGAGAATCCATGATGTTTACCCTCTATTGTTTCGTGCCTGCTCGGCGTAGCGTTTGATCATTCGGTTGCGTGACGCGGGGTCATCCCACAGTCCTGCGTCCTTTATTGCCCGTACCATTTCAGGTTCGAGGACAAAGGTTTTTCCGGTTTGACCGGGAACCGATGATTCTCTACTTGAGCCGGTGACGAAACTTCGAGGTCTCCTTCGTGGTTGGTCGTCTTGTTCGTGAGTATAGCGATTCGGTAAACGAGCGTGCAAGCGTTTGTCAAACTCGTCCCAATACTCTTCGCTCGCGGGATCCCAGCCCTCAGAGGCCAGCCGGTTGTCGATCAACTTGGCGATCTGGCTGTCCTCGTCCCCACCGTTGGGGTCGTACCAAGGATTGCGCTCCATCCACTGGTTGGCCAACTTGACCAAGCGAGGATTGGCGGGGCCTGCATCGTTGTTTGTGGCCTGCACGGCGCGTTGCTTGATGCCTTGCATGGCCTCGACCTTACGGCGTGCCTCATACCAGCCTTCTTGGGCCTGCATGAAAGCCGCACCGTCGGAGTTGTCGGTGGCTTCGCGCATCTTGCGCTTGAAGAACTCAAGGCGGGCCTCCTCGTCGGAGATCGCCGAGTCGAGACGGGCCAGATCGGCGGTGTGCGTCTTGCGCTCCACCGCGGCCAGCCGCTCCATGAGTTCTTGGTTCTGCCGCGTGAGCAGGGTCAGGCGCTGATCCTTCTCTTCGTTGGTGCGCTTGATGTACTCTTTCTTGGCGCGGCGTCGTGCCCGGCGGGCGTCGCGGATAGCGTCGGTGTCACCGGGTTGGTCTTCGTCACCAGAGTCGTCCTGCGGGGCGGCGTCGCCGCCATCGGCCATATCGACGCCTTCCATGCCCTCAGGCAGTGCGACGACGACCGAGCCGTCCTTCTCTTCGGTGACCTCAAAGACCTCTTCTTTGGGCTTGGTTTCTGTGTTCATAGGAATGCCTTCATCAAAAGCGGATTGCCAGTGACCTTCGCGATGATTTCGTGATCGTTCAGGATCATGAACAGCGCGGGATCTTCGTCATCCTCGCCGGGCACTTCGACCTCCCAGCGATCACCGCCCCACTTGGGGACGCGGATGTAGTCACCTGCCGAGCACCATGCGCCCTCAGGCCACGCGACCATCGTGTCGCGGTGCTTGAACGCCAATGGGCCGACCTCGATGACCTTGGCCACCATGTTGTTCCACTTCTCGGTTTCCTTGGTCTCTTCGACCAAGATAATCCCGGCACTCGTTGCCTTCTTTTTGGTGCGGCGCAACTGCACGAGAATGCGGCCGCCAAGAGGTTTCGCACCGGGGTCTACGCTCGGAAATGCCCAAGCCATCTCAGCGGCGTCAGCCGCTACCGGTTCATTCATCTTCATCGTCTTCCTTCATCAGGTTATTGAGTATTTCGAGGGCTTCTTCTAGTCCCTCGTTTCTTCCAACCAGCCGCTGATAGGTGTCCCAATTCGGCGCATTACCCTGCGCCAAGGACGAGGCAATTTGAGCCTGCGACGCCTTGATTCGGCCGATCAGATCGGAAATAGTTGCCATGAGTTTTTATTTGGGCTTCGCTTGCGAGAGACCTCCCTTCTGCGGTGCGGGCTGCTGGCCCTTGGGTTGCAGGGAAGTCCCGTCAAGTTTCTCGCCCATGGCGATGCGCTTGTGCATCGGGATCATCATGCTGTCTTGCGGTTTACTGGTAGCCATTTGAACCTCCGAGTTTGGATTGATAGTCGATGACGATGCGCTCCTTGTCGTTCACAAGTCGCGCCGCATCTCTCGTCAGACGAGCCGTCTCGATGCGTTCCTTCAACTCCATGTCGCCCGTTGCAATGGCCAACTTGAGTTGCAGTTCTTCCATGGCGCGTTGCTGCTCGAACTGCAACTGCTCCATGTCCTTCTGGATCTTGGCGGCAACTTCCTTGTCCTTGAGTTGCAACTCCGCCTGATCGCGGGCCTGACGGCGCTGGGTCTCGGCCATGCTGGTCTGTAGCAGCACCTGCGCGTCCGGCGTCATGTCGGGCTTGGGCTTGTACTTCTGCTGATCCTGAACCATCTTCTGGATCACCGGCAGGATGCCTTGCAGGGTCTGCTCGGCGTCCATCTCGGTGTGCTGGCTGGCCAGCGCGAACAACTTATCCACATCCTTCGGATCGTCGAGCAGGTCGTAGTCGCCCAACTTCTGGCCCATGGCCTTCTGGACATAGCCGTTCATGCGCGAGAGGTACCACAGCACGATGTGCTGCTTGATGTGCTCGATGGCCTTGGGCAGGAAGCCCGGGGCGATGAAGGGGTTGGCACCCAGCACCGGGTTTTTCGCGAAGTCGAGGTGGGCCTGAATGTGCCCGAGGTGATCCTGCTCGGGGTACGCGAACGCGGCCTGCCCAATGGACATGGCCACATTCTCGTTGGCCGCATCCATCTTGGCCGGGGGCGGCACATCGGTCATCAGTTCGTTGATGCCCGGCACCTTGATCTGCTTGAGGAACCGCTGAATCACCGCTCTGCGGTTGAACAGGTCGGGGTTGTCCTTCATGATGGCCATGACCGCTTGGGTCTGGGCCATGCGCTGGGTCTCGCTGAAGATGTGCGGGTCAGAGACCGGGATCACATCGGTGATGCGGGCGAAGTCTTCGCGCTTGACATCGAGGTCTTCCACCACCTCGGCACGCTTCATGTCGTCGAGGTACCAGCGGTTAATGCGCGACAGGATCCGCAACACCCGGGCCTGAGACTTGTGCAGGCGGGCGTGAATCGAGGAGAACACCGCCGCGCCCTGCTCGATCAGCGCCTGCGTGGTGCCCACAGGGGCCGTAGAACTGATGTCGGCGATCTTTTCTTCGCTGGTGGTCACCACACCCTTGGCGGCGTCGGTCAGCCAGCCCAGCAACTGGAACAACACGGGGCTGGGCGGGTTGAAGGGCATCGGCATGGCCAACTTGCGGACATCGTCCACGCCCGGGGCGGCCTCGATCTCGGCCACCTGCGTGACTTCAACCTGCTGAGACTGGCCCGAGACCTTCGCGCCCTTGAGTTTCAGGAGCGTCGCGGCGTTGTTGATGTGGGCAGAGTCCAGCAAGGCCCGCAAAGCGCCCGTAAGGGCCGCGGAAAGCCCTCCAATGAGGTGCGGCAGGCCCACGGCGTAGGCACCGCGCCACGGGATGAACTTGTACTCGACGATCCAGTCGAGTTTGGTCATCGTTTCGTCGCCGTCTTCCCAGTTTCGGTACAGACCCACCACCTCGGTGTTGATCTCGTCGATCATCAGGATGTACGGGGCCGGTTCACCCTTGGTGTAGGGGTCGTTTTCGATCTCCAGCCACGCATAAATGTGGTAGACGCGGCGCAGACCGTCCTCGTTGTCGTTCGGAGACCTTCCTTCGATCTTGTCGGTGGCCTTTTGCGGGCCGGTCGGCTCGGGATCCATCGTCGCCCGCACGAAATCGGTGTCTCGGTACAGGCCAGAGGCGATTCGGGAACGGAATTCCCATTCGGAGATGTCATCGACCTCGGTCACCCGGGGCGAAGTGTAGAAATTGGCCGCCGCGAAGGGCAAAAGCACATTGTCGATGGGCAGAAACTGAGCGCAGGGGCGCTTTTTCTTCTCGTCGTACCAGATCTTGAGGTACTGTGAGCCTCCGAGCGGCAACTGGGTGAGCATTTGCTCCTGCTCGTCGCAGAATTCCTCGATCTGCTCCGACAATTGCCAGTTCATGTAGTCGCGCTT